TAGCGATACTGGTTATCTATGTCGTGCTGGTGTTTTGGATTCGTTCACTGGTCATGGATTGCAAAAAAGACTTATCGAAGCACGAGTCAGAAAAGCAAAAGAACTAGGTTGGAATTGGGTCATCACTGATACAACGGATAACCCAGCAAGTGCCAATTCTTTAATTAATGCAGGATTTAAAGTCTATACTCCCGGTGATCCATGGTCCTACAAACATGCTATCTACTGGAAGTACAAAGTAGACCAAACCGCATACAAACAGAAAAAGCGGAAGAAGTCCTTGGCACTAGCGTAGAAAACAATATACAATTCGTTCATCGTTGCCACAAACCGCACGCATGCCAATTACTATTGAACCTGAATCAGGAATACCGTTCCCTTTCGACACAAACCCGGAAGAGATAGAACAGTTTCGAGAGCGAGCTAAAGCCGCAGTAGAGACTATTAAAGAAATTATTCACTTAGGCGGCGAAATAGAAATCACTGAAGATGACCGTGCTACAGCTAGAAGCGTAGCCACAGGGACAGCCCCACTTAAGGTCAACGAAAAGAATGCTGGTGCGTTAGTACACCTAGAGGCTATTCTTGCCGAATATGACCGCGACTTGTTAAACGTCTCCTCTCGCATGCGGTCTTACGTAACCAACAAGCTCCTGCTTGAAACAATCGACGACGATGCCCGCATAAGGATCAAAGCCTTAGAACTGCTGGGTAAGGTTACGTCCGTCGGTCTTTTCTCTGAGAACCTAAACGTAGAAGTTAAGCATCGCAAGATTGAGGATATCGATAGCGAGCTTAATGTTTTGCTAGAAAAATAGCTTGGCGTTGCTGAAATAGTAGAAGAAGAGGATGAGTTAGAAGAAGTCATTAAGCAAAAGAGTCTGCTCGATATGGACGACAAAGAACTTGGACTAGAAGATGTTAAGCCCGAAGAAACTAGAACTCCTCCAGCAGAATAAGGACAAGCTGCCTCCTGAGATCAGAGCCAAGTTAGGTGCTCTGTTAGAGGAACGCGACGAGCTTGAGACCACCACACAAGCCCAAAAAGATTTCATGACCTACGTAAACTACGTATGGCCTAGCTTTATTCACGGTAAACATCATGTAAAAATGGCGAAAGCTTTTGAAAGGGTAGCAAATGGAGAAATTAAACGTCTTATTATTAATATGCCTCCTCGTCATACTAAGTCTGAATTTGCTTCTTACCTGCTTCCTGCGTGGTTCTTGGGACGCTTTCCTGGAAAGAAAATTATTCAGACATCTCACACAGCTGAGCTGGCAGTGGGTTTCGGACGTAAAGTCAGGAATCTTGTCGATAGTGACGTCTATAAAGACATATTTCCAGACGTTGCGCTACAGGCGGACTCTAAAGCTGCTGGTCGATGGGCGACTAACAAGGGCGGAGAGTATTTTGCTATCGGTGTTGGAGGCGCTGTTACGGGTAAAGGTGCGGATCTCCTCATTATTGACGACCCTCACTCGGAACAAGAAGCAACCATAGCCGAAACTAACCCCGAAGTCTACGATAAGACCTACGAATGGTACACATCTGGTCCTCGTCAGCGTCTACAACCGGGCGGAGCCATCGTAGTTGTGATGACAAGGTGGTCAAAGAAGGACTTAACAGGTCAAGTTGTCAAAGCAGCAGCCCAAAGAAGCGGGGAAGACTGGGAAGTTATTGAATTTCCTGCACTTTTACCCTCTGGGAACCCACTTTGGCCTCAGTTTTGGTCAAAATTAGAGCTAGAAGCCCTAAAATCTGAACTTCCTAACTCAAAATGGATGGCTCAGTACCAACAACAGCCTACTTCTGACGTAAATGCCATCATTAAACGTGAATGGTGGAAGACTTGGGAGAAAGATGAGCCCCCATATTGCGATTTTTTGATCCAAAGCTGGGATACAGCCTTCTTAAAGACACAACGTAGCGACTTTTCGGCTTGTACTACGTGGGGAGTGTTCTATCAACCCGACGATACCGGCAGAGATCAGGCAAATATCATCCTGCTAAACGCCGTTAAAGAACGTATGGAGTTCCCAGAGCTAAAAGAACGTGCTAGAGAGCAGTATGACGAGTGGGAACCAGACGCACTAATCGTTGAAGCTAAGGCTGCGGGTAGCCCCCTGATATTTGAGTTACGAGCGATGGGTATCCCCGTGCAAGAGTTTACGCCTAGTAAGGGTAATGATAAGATAGCAAGGTTGAACGCAGTAGCAGATATATTTGCAAGTGGTAGAGTATGGGTACCTAACACACATTGGGCGGAAGAACTTGTAGAAGAGGTAGCAAGCTTCCCTTCAGGCGAACATGACGACTTAGTAGACTCTATGACTCAGGCGTTATTACGGTACAGAAAAGGCGGCTTCTTACGTTTGCCATCAGACGAAGAAGATGAGGTTAAGCAATTTAAATCCAGACGGCATGCTGGTTATTACAACGTATAGGTACATTTATGTCTATTGAAAAAAGTTTATCACAAGCCCCGCAAGGCCTAACAGACCTAATCGCGTCCAGCGAACCAGCTCTAGAGATTGAGATCGAGGATCCAGAATCGGTCAAGATCGCGATGGATGGTATAGAGATCGAGATTGAGCCAAAAGAAGAATCAGACGACGACTTTAGCGCTAACTTAGCGGAGTACATGGACGAGAAAGAACTCGTTGAGCTTGTTGGTGACTTAACGGACGCATTTAACGAAGACGTGTCGTCCCGCAAAGACTGGATACAAACCTACGTTGATGGTCTAGAACTCCTCGGCATGAAGATCGAAGAGAAGACAGAACCATGGGAAGGTGCCTGCGGCGTCTACCACCCAATACTAAGTGAGGCACTTGTTAAGTTCCAGGCAGAGACCATGATGTCAACGTTCCCTGCTTCGGGTCCCGTTAAGACCCAGATCATTGGTAAAGAAACACCCGAGAAAAAAGATGCGGCTGAGCGTGTTAAAGATGACATGAACTATCAGCTCATGGACGTGATGCAGGAGTATCGCCCAGAGCATGAGAGGATGTTGTGGGGCTTAGGTCTTGCAGGTAACGCGTTTAAGAAAGTGTATGTTGACCCAAGCTTAGATCGGCAAGTCAGTATGTTCGTGCCGGCGGAGGACATTGTGGTACCATACGGGGCTTCGTCCATCGAGCAAGCCGAGCGTGTCACACATGTGATGCGTAAAACGGAGAACGAGCTTAGGCGTCTCCAAGTCTCCGGGTTTTACCGGGACGTCGACCTTGGCACGCCAGATAATGTGATGGATGAGGTAGAGAAGAAGATTGCTGAGAAACTCGGCTTTCGTGCTTCTTCGGATGATCGCTATAAAGTTTTGGAGATGCACGTTGACTTGGACTTACCGGGTTACGAGCATAAAGATGAAGATGGAAAAGTCACAGGTATTGCACTGCCGTATGTTGTGACTATTGAGAAGGGCAGCAACACCGTCCTCTCGATCCGTCGTAATTGGGAGCCAGATGATGATACGCATCAAAAACGTCAGCACTTTGTTCACTACGGTTATGTACCCGGTTTTGGGTTCTATTGCTTTGGTCTTATTCATTTGGTCGGGGCTTTTGCTAAGTCAGGTACTTCCATCCTCCGCCAGCTCGTTGACGCTGGCTCACTTGCAAACTTGCCAGGTGGCTTTAAGGCCCGTGGACTGCGTGTTAAAGGCGACGACACCCCGATAAGCCCCGGTGAGTTCCGCGACGTAGACTTACCGTCCGGCGTTATCAAAGATAACATTATGACGCTCCCCTATAAGGAGCCAAGTCAAGTTCTTGCTGGTCTCTTAGGTACCATCATCGAAGAGGGACGTCGCTTTGCTTCGGCTGGCGATATGAAGATAAGCGACATGAGCGCTCAGTCTCCAGTCGGTACAACGCTAGCAATTCTTGAGCGTACGCTAAAAGTGATGAGCGCTATTCAGGCTCGCATTCACTACAGCATGAAGCAAGAGTTTAAGTTACTCAAGGGCATTATTGCTGACTACACACCAGAGGAGTATAGCTATGAACCCGTGGAGGGATCGCCAAGAGCGAAGAAGGCTGACTACGACAATGTGGAAGTTATTCCTGTCTCGGACCCAAATGCGGCAACGATGGCGCAAAAGATTGTGCAGTACCAAGCAGTCTTACAATTGGCGCAGCAGGCTCCACAACTCTATAACTTACCCTTACTACACAGACAAATGCTCGAAGTATTGGGGATCAAGAATGCGGCAAAACTTATTCCGATGCAAGAAGATCAAAAGCCAGCGGATCCAGTTACGGAGAACATGGATGCGATCCGTGGCAAGCCGCTAAAGGCGTTCATCTATCAAGATCAAGATGCGCATATAACTTCGCACTCGTCGTTTATTCAAGATCCGGCGACACAGAAGATGCTAGAGCAAAACCCAGCAGGGCAGGCAATTATTGCCCAGATGCAAGCTCATATGGCAGAGCACTTTGCATTTAAGTATCGTCAACAGATTGAGCAGCAGCTTGGCGCGCCACTCCCATACAGTGAAGAAACTCCTGATAAAGACAGAGAAGTTATTCCTGAAGAGTACGAGGTACAGATCTCTCGTTTGGTAGCACAAGCAGGAGTTCAGTTGTTAACGATGAACCAGCAACAAATGGCGCAGGCACAGGCAGCACAGCAAGCGCAAGATCCGATCATTCAGATGCAGCAACAAGAGCTTGCATTGAAGGGTCAAGAAGTACAACGCAAAGCGCAAAAAGACCAGATTGATGCGCAGTTGAAGAACCGTCAGCTTGACATTGAGGAGCTACGCATTGCCTCTAATGAAGAGATTGAAGGTACTAAGTTAGGTGTAAAGATGGCTAAAGACAAGGATGCACAAGAGTTCACAGAAGAATTTGAGGGCACTAAGCTTGGGATTGAGATAGCTAAGTCTAAAGAGCAGGCAAATAAACCGACAAAAGGTGACTAATGACAGAACTAGAGCTTCTAGTAAAGCAGATAGATGAGAAAGCAAACCAACTAAAAGACAAAGTTGTAGTTGGTGGGTTAGATCATATTGAGTATCAAAGAATTTGTGGTGAGATCCGGGGTCTGCTCATTGCAAAAGGGTACATATTAGACCTCAAAGATAGAATGGAGAACTCAGATGAGTGAAATCCTTATCGGCACAAACCCCGATAAACCGCAGATAGTAGGTGCAGTAAATTTTGAAGCAACTAACGAAGAAAAAGCTAGTCAACTACCTGAACCGATGGGATACCGCATTTTGTGCGCTATTCCAGAAGTAGAGGATAAGTATGATAGTGGGATCTTAAAATCAGACGAGACTGTTCGGCATGATGAGCTATTAACCACGGTGTTATTTGTAGTTAAGATTGGTTCAGATTGTTATCAGGACAAAACTCGTTTCCCTAACGGGCCTTGGTGTAAAGAAGGCGATTTTATTCTAGTGCGACCAAACGCCGGGACAAGACTGGTTATTCACGGGCGTGAGTTCCGCATCATTAACGATGATTCTGTAGAGGCTGTAGTTCAAGACCCTCGGGGAATTAGTCGTAAATTTATCTAAAGGAGTCGTAAATGGCTGAAAACAAACAAGAAATGATGGATTTTGAGTTTCCGGATGAGGCAGAAACTAAGGGTAAACCCTTAGAAGAAGCAGCTAAAGCTCTTGCAAAAGAGGAAGAACCGGAGGTTGAGATTGAAGACGATACCCCACCGGCGGATCGTGGTCGTCAACCACTACCAAAAGAAGTAACCGAGATGCTGGATAAAGATGAGTTGGACCAGTATGAAGGTGAAACTAAAGAGAAGTTTAAGCAGTTAAAGAAAGTTTGGCATGATGAGCGTCGTGCTAAAGAGGCTGCTTATCGCGAGCAGCAAGAGGCGTTAGCTATTGCCAAGAAGCTGATGGAGGAGAACAAAACTCTAAAAGCTAAGGTTTATTCTGGGCAAGAAGTGTTTGCTAATGCTGCAAAAGAAGCGGCTGAAGGCGAACTTGCCTTGGCAAAACGCGACTATCGTGAAGCTTATGAGTCAGGCGATACAGACAAGATTATCGAAGCTCAAGAGAGAATGACAACTGCAAAGCTAAAAGCCGAACAGATAAAATTCTACAAATCTGACAATGAAGCTTTACAAAATCAAGAAAATGATGTACAACTAGCACAAGAGCAGCCTAAGTATGTACCTGATCTTAAAGCAAAGGCGTGGCAAGAGCGCAATAGCTGGTTCGGGCAAGACGAAGAAATGACTAGTTTGGCCCTCGGGTTACATGAAAAACTAGTTAAAGAAAACGGTATGTCTTACGCTACTACTAACGAGTATTACGACACTATTGACAAAACAATGCGTCGGAGATTCCCAGAGAATTTTGAGGAGTCTGAGGTTAGGGAAGATGAGCCACAAAAAACTACTCGTCCTAAAGCCAGCACGGTTGTAGCGCCTGCAACACGTAGCACGTCGCCTAAGAAGATTAGGTTAAGTGGTACGCAAGTCCAGCTTGCCAAGAAACTTGGACTAACACCAGAGCAATACGCCCGTGAACTTACTAAATTGGAGGCCCAAAATGGCTGAAAACAGATTATCGCGTGAGCTTCAAAACCGCGCAACAACAGAGCGTCCTAAACAGTGGATGCCCGCAGAGTTGCTCCCAGAGCCCGACAAACAGGCTGGTTATGCTTATCGCTGGATTCGTACTTCGACTTTAAATACTGCTGACCCACGTAACTTATCCGCTAAATTGCGTGAAGGCTGGGAGCCAGTAGGTATCGAAGAACAACCAAAATTAAAACTGTTAGTTGATCCCAATAGTCGCTTTAAGGACAATATTGAGATCGGCGGATTGTTACTTTGCAAAACCCCAGAGGAACTTGTTGTTCAGCGTAATGCACATTATGCTAAACAAAGCGAGAACCAAACGGAAGCTGTAGACAACAATCTTATGCGCCAAAGCGACCCGCGGATGCCGTTGTTTAAAGAACGGAAATCTTCGACAAGTTTTGGTAAAGGCAACTAAACTTAATTAGGAGTTTTAAATGGCTTATCCTACCGTAGACGGACCCTATGGGTTCAAGCCGATCAATTTGATCGGTGGTCAGGTATTTGCTGGTGCAACTCGTCAAATTCCCATCGCTTCAGGCTCTGGCACATCCATATTTTATGGTGACGTCGTACGTCTGAACACCGGTGGTACTTTGAGCCGTGTTTCTACCACTGATTCCGCGACCGACGCTGTTGGTATTTTCTTGGGCTGTGCTTTCACAAACCCAACTACCAAACAGTTTCTTCAACAGCAATATTTCCCAGGCGGCACTGCTGCTTCGGATATCGTTGCTTATGTTTGTGACGATCCTGACACGCTCTTTAAAGCGGCAGTTCTTTCGTCTAGCACCGCTATTGGCGGTTTGACCCAGACTGATGTTGGCAATAACGTTGCTATCTTCACAACTGCTGGTTCAGCCACTACTGGCGATTCAAACGAAGGTGTACGTAACGCGACCAGCGATTCGACAACCACTCTGCCTTTCCGTATTATTGCGGGTGTGCCAGAGACTGTTAATGCGTCTGGATCTTTCACTGAGGTAATCGTCAAGTTTAACTTTGGCGTACATACCTATTACAGTGCAACCCCTGTATCAGTTGCAGCTTAAGGAGCATATAAATGGCTATTTCACGCGCACAACTACTGAAAGAGTTGCTCCCAGGCTTGAACGCTTTGTTCGGTCTTGAGTATGCTCGATACGGTGAAGAACACAAAGAGATCTACGAAACTGAGACCTCTGAGCGTTCCTTCGAAGAAGAAACCAAACTGTCAGGCTTCAGCGCTGCACCAGTCAAAAACGAAGGCTCTGCCATCGCTTATGACAATGCACAAGAGGCTTTCACAGCACGTTATAACCATGAGACCATTGCTCTCGGCTTCTCTTTAACGGAAGAGGCAATCGAGGACAACTTGTATGACAGCTTATCCGCTCGTTATACCAAGGCTTTGGCTCGCGCTATGGCTTATACCAAACAGGTTAAAGCTGCTGCTGTGTTGAACAACGGTTTCACCAACTCTGCCGCATATTACGGTGGTGACGGTGTACCTTTGTTTGCGACAAACCATCCTTTGGTTTCTGGTGGCACTAACAGCAACACTCAGTCTACCGCTGCTGATTTGAACGAGACTTCTTTGGAAGCCGCCGTTATTCAAATCGCCGCTTGGACAGACGAGCGTGGCTTGTTAATCGCTGCTAAACCTAAGAAATTGGTTGTTCCCCCATCACTCCAGTTCGTGGCTACTCGTTTGCTCGAGACACAACTACGTGTTGGTACAACCGACAATGACATCAACGCTTTGGTAAACAACGGCTCGATTCCAGAAGGTTATGCAATTAACCACTTCTTGACCGATCCAAATGCTTACTTCCTCACCACTGATGTTCCAAACGGTATGAAGCATTTCGTTCGTACTCCTTTGAGCAACAGCATGGACGGTGATTTCGATACTGGTAACGTTCGTTACAAGTCTCGTGAGCGTTACAGCTTCGGCTGGTCTGATCCTCTCGGTATGTGGGGTTCACAAGGCGCTTAATAGTGCTAGAAAAGGGGAGCCAAAAACTCCCCTTTTTGTTTTATTTGTAGTAAGATTACTGAAACTGGGAAATTTGCTTATTAAACTGCCCCAGCAGACGCATACACGATTAATAAGCTAACTTTGTATGGAGAAATATTATGGGTTTCGCTACTCACTTAGGCCCCTGGCTATTAGGTACTGTTAAAAACACCACCGGCACGACCGCTGGTACTATCCGCAACACGGGCTGCACAGCCGTTGTTCAATCCGCCGCTACCACTGTAGCCGATACGACTGCTAAGACTTTATTTGCCATCCCCGCAGGATCACAGATCCTCAACATTACCGTAAACATTACTACCGCTTATGCTGGTACGACTGGTAATACCATCACTATTCGTGCTGGATCAACCATTTTAGGTACTGTTGGTGGGGCTACTACTACTCCTTTATCGGTAGGACGTGCGACTTTCACCATTACGGATGCAAACATTGCTACTTTTGTAAACGTAGGCACTTCTGACGTACTTATCACCGCTACTTATGCGTGTGCTGGTACAGCTTCTGGCGGTGCAGCTACTGTTATCTGTGAGTATGTTGTTCGTAACTCTGATGGCGGTCAGTTCCAAACCACGTTTAATAACTAATCTCATGGGCTAGGGTTTTCCCTAGTCCACTTTAACTTTTTGGAGATTAATTATGGCGATGCAAACTGATGTACAAGCCTCAGCACCGTTAACGTCTACTGGGCAAGTTACCAATAATGCTGGAACTCCTGCTAATTTAGGCAGAATCCGTATTAAAGGTCTATATGTCGTTTCAGGAACAAATGCCGGATCTGTTGTGTTTAGAGACGGCGGTTCTGGTGGAAACATATTATTAACCCTTAATACTCCCGCTGGTTCAACTAACGGGGCGTACAACATTATTATTCCTGGTGAGGGTATTTTGGTTGAAACCAATTTACATGGAACCGTTACTGATACAGCTTCTGTAGTTGTTTTTTACGGATAAAACATGTCAGAACCAATGCAAGCACAGGGTTCTTTTAGTCTAGCAGGTAGGAAGATCATGCTTGGTCTTCCTGCTTATGACTTTAAGGTTTCTATAAAACTAGCTATTTCACTAGCCCAGTTTTGCGTAGAAGCTCCTAAACACGGGGTTGATATTCAGATCTGCAATATCTCTGGATGCTCAGTAGTTTCTCGTGTCCGCAACTTAATTGCTAAAGACTTTCTCGCTTCAGACTGTACGGACTTAATGTTTATTGATTCCGATATTAACTTTAATCCACAAGACATCTTCCGTTTGATGGCTTGGAATATCGACCCCAAAAAGGGTATCGTAGGCGGCGTCCCCGTTGCCCGCAAAAAAGGCCAAGTTTATATTTCTACCCTAGAGCAAGACGAAGATGGCGGCATTTATATGAATGCGTATGGTTTGGTAAAAGCCAAGCGCTTAGCTACTGCCTTTATGTTGATCCGTAGAGAAGTATTTGAGACCCTCAGAGACAACCATCCTGAGTGGAAATACCACGATGACCGAGTAGTAGACGGGCATCCAGACAAGTTTTGCTATTCATTCTTTGACTTTAAATCTACCCCAGAAGGCTATGTAGGCGAGGACTATACTTTCTGCGACCGTGCTTCTGAACACGGGTATGAGATATGGATTGACCCTACAATTAAACTTAACCACATGGGTATTATTGAGTATGAGGGTTCGTTTGGAGAAGAATACTTATACCCATTACTGCGCCCAGTAGACGCCAATAAAGGAGCCGCATAATGGCTAAGTCACCTGCTTGGACTCGCAAAGAAGGCAAGAACCCTAGTGGTGGATTAAACGCCAAGGGGAGAGCTTCATACAACGCAGCAAATCCGGGGAAGCCTGGACTCAAGCGCCCCCAGCCAGAAGGTGGTTCAAGACGAGACTCATTTTGCGCCAGAATGAAAGGGATGAAGCGTAAGTTAACCAGCGCTAAAACCGCTAACGACCCAGATAGCCGCATTAACAAGTCTTTACGGGCTTGGAACTGCAAAGAAGGGGGTTCTGTTCGTGGTGGAGGATGTGAAATTCGTGGAAAAACTAAAGGTAAGATGTCATGAAAGACCATTTAACTGAAGGAACAAAGCACGTTTTAGACGGGCTATCTGTAATAACTGTACTAGGAGCCCTTGTGGACATATTGCCAGCGGTAGCGGCATTATTTACGATTATTTGGACAGGCATCCGTATTTACGAAACAAAGACTGTTCAAGATTGGATTAAAAATGCCAAGCGTAAGTAAGAAACAACACAATTTTATGGCTGCGGTGGCTAAGAACCCATCGTTTGCTAAGAAAGTAGGAGTACCTGCTAAGGTTGGGCAGGAATTTTTAACTGCCGACAAAGGCAAAAAGTTTAATAAAGGTGGAGCTATGAAACACGAAGATATTGCAAAAGACAAACCCATGATGAAAAAAGTGGCTAAGCAAGAAGTAAAAGCCCACGAAAAGAAAATGCACAAGATGGCTGGTGGCGGTAAAGTTGGTCAGCTTTCTAAGGCTGATGGCTGTGCTGTTAAAGGCAAGTCCAAAGGCAAAATGGTGTCCATGAAGGGCGGCGGGTACTGCTAATGAGAAGCTCCCGTGGGATGGGCGCCATCCTTCCTTCTAAAATGCCTGGCGGAGAGAAAAAAGCTCGCAGGGATGATACTGACTTTACGCAATATAAAGAGGGCGGTACGGTTAATAAAGCTGGTAATTATACGAAACCTAGTATGCGCAAGGCTTTATTTAACAAGATTAAAGCGTCTGCCACGCATGGTACGGGTGCGGGCCAGTGGTCTGCTAGGAAAGCACAACTATTAGCAAAAAAATACAAAGAAAAAGGCGGAGGATATCGTGGCTGAAAAATGGATTCAGAAGGCAATTAAAAAACCCGGCGCTTTAAAAGAAGCTATGGGTGTTAAAAAAGGCGAGAAGATCCCCGCTAAAAAGCTTGCTGCCGCCGCTAAAAAACCCGGTAAAATGGGTCAACGCGCTCGTTTAGCACAAACCTTATCTAAGTTGAAAAAGTGAATGTCTTTAGCAAAATCACAGCATTCTTTAAAGGCTTGGGGAGACCAAAAGTGGACGACCAAGTCGGGAAAAAAGTCGTCCGAAACCGGCGAGCGATACTTGCCCGAAAAGGCGATCCAGTCATTGAGTCCATCCGAGTACGCAGCAACAACACGAGCAAAGCGAGCGGGAAAAGCCAAGGGAAAACAGTTCGTAGCACAACCACCAAAAATAAGGCAAAAAGTAAAGCCTTACCGAAAGGTTAAGTAATGTCTACATCAGGTACAACCACATTTAATTTAGACCTCAATAACCTTATTGAAGAAGCATTTGAGCGTTGTGGTACAGAGCTTCGTACTGGTTACGATATGCGTACCGCTCGACGTTCTTTAAATTTGCTTACTATTGAATGGGCTAACCGTGGGATTAACCTTTGGACTATTGAACAAGGGCAGATTGCAATGGTTACTGGACAAGGTATTTATCCTATTCCTGTTAATACTATTGACCTTTTAGACCATGTGGTACGTCAAAACAACGGCGTTACTAGCAATCAAATTGATATTAATATCAGCCGTATCTCAGAGTCCACCTATTCTACTATTCCAAATAAACTAGCAAATGGGCGCCCTATTCAAGTCTGGTTTAATCGCCAGTCAGGACAGTCTAATTCAACCGCAGTGTATTTGGCACAGTCTATTACCGCAGCCGACACATCAATTACAGTTAGTGATGCTAGCACCCTCCCAATTGGCGGGTTTGTAAAAATAGATAATGAGACCATCAGCTACGCTAACGTTGTAGGAAACGTTCTAACAAATTGCTATCGTGGTCAAAACGGTACAACTGCTGCAAGCCATACAGCGGGTGTTAACAATCTTTTGACAGTGCAAAACCTTCCTTCGATTAATGTCTGGCCTACTCCTGACGCTGGCGGTGGTCCCTATACGTTTGTGTATTGGAGATTGCGGCGGGTTCAGGATGCTGGGTCTAACGGCACCGTAGAACCAGACATCCCATTTAGATTATTACCTTGTATGGTAGCTGGACTGGCTTTCTACATGGCTCAAAAGTTACCAGACGGACAGGCTAGATTACCGTTTTTAAAAGCAGAATACGAGGAGCAGTGGCTCATGGCTTCTACGGAGGACAGAGAGAAAGCCGCTTCTAGGTTCGTTCCTAGGACGACTTTCTATGCCTAATAAATATAGTAGTGGTAAATTTGCTATTGCCGAATGTGACCGTTGTGGTCAGCGGTACAAGCTAAAAGAACTTAAAAAATTAGTTGTAAAGCAGCAGATAAAGAATATTAAAGTTTGTCCCAGTTGTTGGGATCCGGATCAGCCGCAGTTGTCATTAGGTTTATACCCAGTTGACGACCCACAAGCTGTACGGGAACCAAGACCTGATGTAAGCTACAAGGTATCTGGAACAAGTGGTTTGCAAATAAATGGAACTAACGACAACACAGAGGAAGGTGTTGGTTATCCAGAAGGCGGTAGTAGGGTATTTCAGTGGGGTTGGAACCCTGTTGGTGGTGCTAGAGATGACGGACTAACTCCTAATGATCTTGCCCCAAGCTGTTTGGTAGGAAGTGTAACGGTAACAACAACATAAGGAGTTGAAAATGTTTAAGAAAGACGCAGATGGGATTGCTAAAAAAGGCAAGACCGAAGGTACTAATTTAGGAAATAGCGGACCAACCGCCCCAATCGAAAAAGCTAAGACCGCTAAACACGGCGTTAGCTCTATGGCTATGAAGAAAATGGGTCGTAATCTAGCTCGTGTTGCTAACCAAGGAATGCGTAAAAGCGCCGGAAGGGGTCGATAATGGCTAAGTTTTCTAAAAAAGTTATGGGTAAAGAAGTTGGTACGGCTGAAGTTTATGCTAAGCCACACACCATGGCTGGTAAAGAAGTTACTACTGCCGAAGATGCTGTAGTTAAAAAAGGCAACCAGTCTAATGAGTTGAGACCTTCTATTGGTAATATTTTTAAAAGCCAACCTGAAGTTAAAACTTCTGGCGTTAAACAACGTGGATCTGGCGCAGCAACTAAGGGTTTTACCTCTAGAGGCCCAATGGCATGAATTATACGCAGTTAACCGCTGCAATTAAAGGGTTTGCTGAGAATGATTTCCCAGCAACGGTAGGCTCTTTTACGTCTGCCGAGCAGATTGCTAGGTTTGTACAACTTGCTGAGCAACGCATCTACAACATGGTGCAGATGCCAGCGTTCCGTAAGAACGTTACAGGTAACGTTACTACTGGAAACAAATATCTAGCAACTCCAGTTGACTGGCTTGCAACCTTTAGTATTGCGGTGATTAATGCGGCAAACGAATATCACTATCTTTTAAATAAAGACGTGAACTTTATTCGTGAATCGTACCCAGATACAGACGCTGCTTTCTATGCAGAACCCCAGTATTACGCGGTTTTTGACAACAATACGTTCATTTTGGGGCCAACCCCAGATGCTAACTATGCTGTAGAATTACATTATTTTTACTACCCACAGTCTATTGTTACCGCTGGCACTTCCTGGCTTGGGGATAATTTTGATTCTGCGTTGTTATATGGAGCGCTTTTAGAGGCTGCGGCGTTTATGAAATCCGATGCGGATTCTGTAGCTTTATATAAAGCTAGGTACGATGATGCAATGGCAGAACTCAAGCAGTTGGGCGATGCTAAGGAGCGTCAAGACGCATACAGAAGTGGACAAGTGAGGTATCCAGTTAAATGATTAGTGTACAAGGGCTAGGCGAGTCTAGCGGTATCCAAGTATTTACAAAAGACCACGGTGGCTTTACCCCAGAGGAAGTCGCTGAACGGGCATTAGATAAGATTATTCAGGTGGGGGATCAGTCTCATCCCTTGGTTCGGGAGCAAGCTATTGCTTTTAGGAATCATATTCGGGAAGTACTAGTCTTTTACATGAATGAAGCGGTAAAATTTGATCGTGTAACACTAGCTCACAAGCTACGGGAAGCTGGTCATCCTGAATTAATTAAACTTTTAGACGAATAGGAGTCCAAAATGGCTTTTACAGGCAACTTTATGTGTACCAGCTTCAAAGTACAGTTGATGACGGCAACTCATAACTTTACGACTGGTACTGGTAATACTTTTAAACTAGCAATGTATGACAATAATGCGTCCTTTACGGCTGCAACTACTGCGTATACGGCTACTAACGAAGTAGCAGCTTCTGGCTCATACTCTGCTGGTGGCGGTGCTTTAACCAATGTAACCCCAACTTCTTCGGGTACTACAGCATTTACCGATTTTGCAGACTTGTCGTTTACTTCTGCGACCATTACAGCTTATGGCGCCATGATTTATAACAGCAGTGCGGTTAGCAATCCTTCTGTATGTATTCTAGACTTTGGTGGTGCTAAGACTTCGACAAGTGGTACGTTTACCATCGTCTTCCCAACAGCAGACGCAAGTAACGCCATTATCCGCATAGCGTGATTAATAAGTGGCAACCTATTCTGGCTGGGGTAGTGGCGCTTGGGGCAGTGGACCTTGGGGCGAGGACTATACAGATGTAGAAGTCCCGCTAGGGGGCTGGGGCTATGGCGGTTGGGGTGAGAACCCTTGGGGTCAGAATAGTGGCGGTGTAGTAGCGGCAGGACAAGTAGGTTCAGTTACTGTACAAACTACACAAGATGCAATAGTAAACGTAACAGGTGTTTCTGGTACGGGGCAGTTAGGTAGTGCAACGGTTACAGGCTCGGCAGTCGTTAATGTAATTGGAGTAAGCGGCACAGGGCAGATAGAAGGTCCAGCTGTCGATGCTGGATCGGATGTTGGTGTAACCAGTGTAAACGGAACTGGACAAGTAGGATCAGTATCAATTTTGGCTGGGGCTGGTGTCTCAGTCACAGGCGTAGCAGGAACGGTATCTGTAGGCACTGTAACGGTAGCCACAGAGATCGATGTAAATGTAACTGGATTATCAGCAACAGGCAGTATCGGTAGCGTAACGGTTACAGGAACTGCTGTAGTTAATGTAGTAGGCGTTTTAGGAACAGTAGTACAGGGTTCAGTTTCTGTAGAAGCAGCAGCAAATGCTCCAGTTACGGGACTCCAAGCTACAGGAAGCGTTGGCAGTGTAACCGTACAAGAGGGTACGGGTGTCAGCGTAACTGGGGTTTCTGGAACGGCTGCGGTAGGAAGTGTAACAACTTCAGGTACTGCAAGTGTAGATTTAACGGGCGTAGTAGGCTCTATGCCTACACCTCAAGTAAGCGTAATTACTGGACAAAATATTAGTGTCACAGGGTTACAGGCTACAGGTAGCGTAGGAAGTATTGTTGTATCTATTGGTGTAGTAGTAAACGTCACAGGAGTTCAGGCAGTCGGAGAAGTAGGAAGCGTACTAATTTGGCAGGTAATTGATGATGGTCAAACACCGAACTGGATCAACATAAATGACTCGCAAACAGGCACTTGGAATGATATTATTGACACACAATCGCCCAATTGGGTTGAGATAGCGGCATAAAGGATAAATTATGGCATCGACTTATTCACCACTAAAAATCGAGCTTATCGGCACAGGCGACCAGTCTGGTACTTGGGGTTCAACAACTAACACCAATTTAGGGACTGCATTAGAAGAAGCTATCACAGGTTCTGCCGATGTGACCTTTGCAAGCGGCACTGTTACTCTAACCCTTACAGATACCAACGCCAGCCAAACAGCCCGTAATCTCCGTTTAAACCTAACAGGTACTTCTGGCGGGGCGCAAAACCTTATAGTTCCAGCGATTGAAAAGCTCTACCTAGTCAATAACGGCTGTGCAGATGCTATTACAGTTAAGAACTCAACAGGCACAGGCATTGCCGTTCCAGCTAGTAAGTCAATGTTTGTGTTCAATACTGGCTCAAATGTAGTCGATGCAGTTACTTATCTTAGTTCGTTAACTTTAGGAACAGCCCTACCCGTAGCGTCTGGTGGCACTGGAGCGACCTCTAGTGCAACAGCCCCGTTTGCCTTAAAGGGTGCAAATTCTGACATTACCTCGCTGACTGGTTTAACTACTCCTTTATCAGTCAATCAGGGTGGTACAGGAGCTTCTACTCTGGCTGGTGCAAACATCCCAGTTACAAACGTAGCTAACACATTTACAGGCTTACAGACTTTTGCTGGCACATCTTCTAATGCCGACCTAAAGACTTCTAATATTCTTGAGACCGCTACCGTTTCAGCTACGGCAGCAACAGGCACTATTCCATACGATGTTACAACCCAGTCAGTTTTGTATTACACAACTAATGCGTCAGCAAACTGGACAGTAAATTTCCGTGGATCAAGCGGTACATCGTTAGATACCATTATGTCTACTGGTGAGTCTATATCTGTCACTTTCTTGGTAACACAAGGCGCAACAGCCTATTACAACTCAGCAGTTCAAGTAGACGGCTCTTCTGTAACTCCCAAGTGGCAAGGCGGCACAGCCCCAACAAGCGGTAACGCAAGCTCAATTGACAGCTACACTTATGTCATTATCAAAACAGGAAGTGCTACATTCACAGTACTCGCAAGTCAAACCAAATTCGCTTAAAGGTTTTATAGATGCCACGCTTATCTAAAATTGGTGCAGCAGCCCTAGCAGCCTTCGGATGGACTTCAGGCGGAGCAGCGACTGGAGTTACTGCAAGTTACCTTCAAGTAGCTGGTGGAGGTGGCGGTGGCTTTATAGCTGGTGGCAACAGAGGAGCTGGTGGCGGTGCTGGTGGTTTTTTAACTGGTTCATTTTCTCTTAACCCAACTGAATCCTACACAGTGGTTGTTGGTGCTGGCGGAACTCCCTTAGCAAACGGTAGCAACTCAACAATAACTGGCACAGGAATTTCTGTTACTGCCTCAATAGGTGGTGGCGCTGGTGGCTCACAAAATGGAGCATCTTCTGTTGTTGGTCAAAATGGTGGCTCAGGCGGTGGCGGTCCAAGTCAATCTGGAAGCGGAAGCAATGCTGCTGGTACTGGCACAGTTGGTCAAGGTAATGATGGAGCCGCAGGTACAAACTCTGGTGGTCAACCTTTTGGTTGTGGTGGCGGTGGTGGAGCAGGTGCAGTAGGTACATTAAGTAACAATCCAGCAGGTGCTGGCGGTATTGGTTTAACTTCATCTATCTCTGGAACATCAACATATTACGCAGGTGGTGGTGGAGGCGGTACATACGCACTTGGTCCTGGCGTTGGCGGCGCAGGTGGTTTAGGTGGCGGTGGTACAGGCGGAGGTTCTAATGGAGTTTCTACTTCTGGTACTGCAAATACTGGCGGCGGTGGCGGTGGTGCTGAATATTCTCAAACCTCTGGTTCATCAGGTGGCTCAGGCGTAGTCATCATTTCCTATACAGGCGCACAACAATTCGGTGGTGGTGTCGTTAGCTCAAGCGGTGGCAACACAATTCACACATTTAATACATCTGGCACACTTAGCCCATTGTCCTCGTTGACAGCAAGTTATTTAATCGTAGCTGGTGGTGGCTCTGGAGGAACTGACCATGGTGGCGGTGGCGGTGCTGGAGGTATGTTATCTGGTTCTGGTCTAACCATTGACACTAATTCAATATATGCGGTGACTGTTGGCGCTGGTGGAGCTTCTCCTGCATATACTACTGCTGGAAATAATGGTTCAAATTCTGTATTCTATTCAATTACCTCTACTGGAGGTGGTTGTGGAGGTGGCGGCAGCCATAACGCTGGTAATGGTGGCTCTGGCGGTGGTGCAAGACCTTATTCTCCATATAATGTAGTCGGAACTGGAATATCTGGTCAAGGTAATAACGGTGGTACTTCGTCATCTGATGAAGCAACACACAGAGAAGGCGGTGGCGGTGGCGGTGCTTCTGCAGTAGGTCAAAACAGTAATTTATCTACTGGTGCCGCTGGAAATGGTGGTGCTGGTTCTGAATATCCTACAAGCTCAGGAATTTACTATGCTGGTGGTGGCGGTGGTGGATGTTCTGTTGGATTTGCAACTGGTACTGGTGGTGCTGGTGGCGGTGGTAATGGAGCAAGTGGTTCATCTAATGGTAGCAATGGTGAAACTAACAAAGGAGGTGGCGGTGGTGGCAGCGGAGGAGTTTCTGCTTCTGCTGGCGGTGCTGGCGGTTCAGGCATCGTAATCATCTCTTATCCAGGCTCAACCCAGCAAATGGCTGGCGGTACAGTAACAGTCGCTGGCGGTAATGTTATCCATACCTTTACATCAAGCGGATACCTAACCCCAATCGTGTTAGCAACTAACTCAGTGCGTTTCCGTTCTAGTGGTTCTGCATCGTTAAGCAGAACTCCAACAGTAGCAAGTAACAGAACTACTTGGACTTGGAGTGGATGGGTTAAACGGGCAGAAATTACTACAACCGAACGCACATTCTTCTCCGCTGGAACAGATGGAAATAACTTTACTGCGTTAGCTTGGATTAACGACAGTCTTTATTTGCAAAACTATACAAGCGGTACGCAAACAATTACTAACACAACTGCGGTTTTTCGTGACCCTAGCGCTTGGTATCACATTGTATTGGCTATAGATACAACGCAAGCAACGGCAGCCAATCGAGCCAAGATTTATGTCAACGGAGTTCAGCAAGCTGGATTTAGTGGTTCACCCTTTTCATCAAGCCAGCAATTTTGGATTAACTTTACTTACACCCATCGAATTGGATCAAGGCAGTTATCTTCTGCTGATTCTTTTAGCGAACAATATCTTGCTGATGTTAACTTTGTCGATGGTCAAGCTCTAACACCAAACAGCTTCGGTACATTTAACGGCTTAGGTGTATGGCAACCTATCCGCTACGGTGGCAGCTACGGCACTAATGGATTCTACTTGCCGTTTAATGCAAGCAGTAACTCAACTTATGCTGGTAGCTTTAATGGATCAAATCAATTTTTAACATTTTCAGGAACAAATCCAGGATCAGGAAATTTTACAATTGAATCTTGGGTTTATATGTCATCTCCAGGAAATTTAAATGCTTTTTTTATATACAACACTTCAGTTAGCTATTTAGAAGTGTTTGGGTTTAAGACTACTGACGATAGTAATTATTATTCTCTTATAGGGTCTGATGCAACGGCTAATAGCGGTAATAGTAGATTTGATTCTACTGGTTCTTTTTCAAGAGCAGCATGGAATCATATTGCTTTTGTTAGGAACTCAGGAATAATTACCATTTATATTAATGGTGTTGCCAGTGGATCTATGGCTAACGCTTATACGTTTAGGGGGCTTTCAAGAATTGCTGTTGCTAGGTATGCCGACACTAATAACTATTATTATTTAAATGGATCAATTAGCAATCTTCGGGTAACAACAAATGCTGTTTACACATCTAACTTTACTCCTCCTACATCAGCATTAACTGCGATTAGCGGTACACAGTTGTTAACTTGCCAGAACTCAACCTTTATTGATAACTCTACAAATGCTTACTCAATTACAAATAATGGAAGTGCAACAACATCTGTTCAATATCCATATGTAGTTACTGCATTTTCAGACCAATCTCCAAACGGCAACAACTGGACACCTAGTGGCATTAATGGAATCAACGGTTATAACTATGATTTTATGACCGATGTGCCTACAAACACAAGTGCTACTGCGGCTAACTTTGCAACTTTTAATCCAGTTTTTAGAAATGGTACAAGTGGTTATGCTTTACCATCAGACGTTTCAAATGGTAATTTATATATATACGATACAACATCAAACAATAGGTTAATAGGAACAACAATAGCATTACCTTCTACTGGTAAGTTTTATTTTGAAACAACTTGGCTACAAATATCAGGCGGTAACGGCATTTTTGGACTTTCAATCAATAACACCATTACTGTTAATGGCTATTACAGGTCGAACGGAGATATTACAAATACAAGTGGTTCTGCACAAACTTCAGGTGGAACTTGGTCAAACGATGATGTTATTGCAATTGCCATTGATGTTGATGCTGGAACAGTTCAGTTTTACAAAAACAATGTAGCACAGGGAGCAACCCCATCGTATACGTTTACTGCTAATACTGTTCTTTATCCTTATGTTGCTTTGGATAATAACGCTGGAAATAAAGAATGTTGGATTAACTTTGGTCAAAGACCATTTACCTACACACCCCCAACAGGCTTTGTAAGACTAAACACATTTAACTTACCTACTCCTACTATTGGTGCTACTGCATCTACAACAGCGAATAAGTATATGGATGTAACAACTTATACAGGCACAGGCTCTACTCAAAGTATTGTTAATAGCGGTGCAATGCAGCCTGATTTTGTGTGGACTAAACAAAGAAGCGGAACAGCTAATAACTGTTTACTTGATTCAGTAAGAGGTGTTTCAAAAGTTT